TTAGCTATTCGTCGCCAGCCATAGCTCGATCCAGGCCGTGCCATCGAAGACGAACGCCACAACGTCATACTGTCCAAGATTCAGCGCACTGCCGGTTGTGGTGCGCACGTTGGTGTCGGCGATATTGGCGTTATTGGCCGTCGAGTTGTACAGGATGAGCATGTCGCCGGCGTTGACGCCCACTGTGCCGAGGGTCAGCGTCAAAATGCTGCCATGCGTCAGCTTGTAGAAGCTGGCCGTGGGGTTGAGCGTCTGCGTGCCGGTCAGCGCATAGGTCGTGTCGTCAATGTTGAGCACGTCATCCACGATCAGATCGGCGTTAGCTGTCACGATCCCGTCCACGCCAAGCGTGCCGGTGACTGTGGCGTTGTCGTTGATCGTCACCGCGCCGCCCAGGGTGCTGGCTCCGTCGCATTGCAGCACGCCGGCTGACGAGATGGTACACCCGGTCGCGCCGTAGCCGCCGCCCAGGGTTGCCGAGGCCGCCGTCAACGCTCCATCAGTCGTGGCAGCACCGTTGCATTGCAGCACGCCCGCAGCCGAGATCGAGCAGCCGGTCGCGCCATAGCCGCCGCCAAATTCACCTGAAGCCGCCGTCAGCGCGCCGTCGGTCGTCGCTGCACCATTGCACTGTAGCACACCGGCCGCCGAGATCGAGCAGCCGGTCGAGCCATAGCCGCCGCCCACCGAAAGCACATCGATCCCGGCAGTCACGCCCGATTGCACGTCCAGCGTGGCGCCGCTTTGCATCTCCAGCTCGCCGCCCGAGGCGATCACCATCTTGGCGCAGCCCTGCTCGGTGTAAACTTTACAGGTGTACGTGCCGCGCGCCACCGGCGCTTCTATCGGGCCGCCGAAAAACCAGCCGGCCGCCAGCGCCAGAATGGTCACGACGACGGCGATCACACCCGAAAACTTCATAAACTTGTCCCAAATGGTCTTCATGGTCTACTCCTTTAGTACCTTGGTTTTTCTTTGTGACCACAAAATAGGGCTTCGTGTACTGCGTTGGCAGCCAACGGCTGTGCCTTTGTGGTGATTTCCGGCTCGTCCGGGTTAGGTTAGAAGCGTTTGGATCGCTTCCATGAATTTTTGCATGGCCGCTTCGGCGGCCTCGTCCTGATTTTCGTCAATCGCCGGGCGCAGGAACGGCGCCGCCGGCATCCCGGGGTGCCGCACCAATCGGGCGCGCACCAGGCCCTGCTCGCCCTCGAAGGTCAATAGCCTTTTGGCACCCTTGATCTCGTGATAGGTAGCCCCGGTCTCGGCGAATTGGTAGTACCAGTGCTCCCGGTCGGGGCCGATGTCTACCGTGGCCTGGCCGAGCTTCTTCTCCGACACGCGCGTCTGGATGTTCGGCCCCGGCGCGTTGGGGTTGGCGGCGGCCTGCACCACGTCTGCCCCGGCCTGGGCCGCTTCGATCACAGCTTGCCGCGCCCGCTCGCCGAGCTGCTCGAATTTCTCCAGCAGCTCATCGAAGCCCTCCAGCTTGAACGTCACGCTGTCGCTCACGATTTTTTCTCCGCTGAGCGCCTGGGCGCCACCGGGCTGCGCTCCAGCAGGAGGCCGACTCCAGCAGTGATCTGCGATTCGCTGCTTTCGATGCGCGCCAGACGGCTATCCATCAGCGCCGTGGTCACCGAAAGCTGTTGGAAAGCCTGCGCCACCTGCTCCACCGCCTTCACCTGGCGCTCCTCGAGCTTGTTGATGCGCTCGTGTTCGGCCTGCTCGCGTGTGGCGCGGCGCTTACTCTCCGGCACCACCCACTCGCGGAACAGCGGCAACGCCCGTTCGGCTAGCAGCCAGATGATGACGCCGATCCAGCCGTAGGTCGAGATCAGCGCTTGCAGCTCAGGCATGGATCACCTCGCGGCATAGCAGCAGCAGCTCGCGCTTGCGCTCCTCGGTGTGGATGGCTGCCTCGATGTCGAGCTCACGATCGTCGAACAGCACCTGCATGCCCGGCGTGATCCCGCTGCGGTAACGGATGCGGATGCGGATCCTGACCTCGGCGGCCACCTGTTGCGCTTCGAGCAGCTCGCGCCCCGAGAGCGGTTCCACCGAGGCCCACAGCGTATCATAGACCTCCGGGGTGTAGGTCGGCTCCCCGAAGCTATCCTGCCCGGCCGCCACCGGCTTACGCCGGATGGCAATGCGATGTCGTAATCGTCCTGCGCGCATTTTTTCCTATTCTCTCCCCCTGTCGCCGTTCTTTGGCGACGGGGGGAGCCGGAGGGGGGTGAATCACGGAAAGCTCAGCATCCGGTACGGCCACAGCAACGCGTCCACGCCCATCGGCAGAAGCTGCACTTCGGCCCCGCCCGGCAGGCTGTTCTCGCGGTTTTCGTACCAGTGACCGACCATCAATTTGATCGCCGCCAGGATGGAGGCCGGCGCGGAGCTGCCCGCCGCGCCATAGCCGGCCACGAAGCGCACCCGGATGGCAGCCGTCGGGTACAGGCTGGTGGACGGCCACGAAGCGCCATCCGCCAGAACTACCTTGCCCGGCTCGGCGTCGGTGTTGACGATGTAATTCGCCGCCGCAAAAGTCGACTCTACGCCGTCCCCATCTTTGTATTTGATGGACGTGATCGAGACCAGCGGCGGCAGCGGGACGATGATCTCGTCGCCTTCCGGGAACTCGTCCAAGACCAGCTCCCAGGTCTGCGTGATCAGCGCCCGGCGGGTGATCGTCTCGGCGCTTTCGCGCGCCGCCTTGATCAGCCCGGTGATCAGCGCGTCGTCGTCGCCGATGTCCACCCGGCATTGCAATTTGGCCTCGGCCAGGCTCACCGGCTCGACCGCCGGCGCGGTGATCAGCTTCAGCGACACGTCACGACTCCTTGCGCTTTTCGGGACGAGGGCCAGCCTCGCCCCTACGCGGGCGCGCCGGGGGCTGCACTGCTTGTTCCGGCGCGGCGATTGCGGCCGTCTCTGGACCCGGGTAATCCGCCGGATTGGCCGGCAGATCCGTCACCGCCTCGGCGTAACCGCGCGCCACCAAATCTTGCGCTTGCGCCTCGGGCAGCTCGACCAGCGTCCCCGGCGCGAACGACCCCTGCGGCCCGGCCATCATGCTCTTTAGCCTGATCTTCATATCGTCCTCATTCTCGCCCTCGAATGCCAGCCGCCCTCTCTCCCCCCGTCCGTTTTTTTGGACGGGGGGAGCCGGAGGGGGGTAGGGGAGGAGAAGATCAGCTCACCACCGCCACGTGATAGGCGTAGCTGGCATTCTTCGCCACGGGCTGCTTGCGGTCTTTGAAGCCCAGGAAGAATACGCACAGGTAGTCGTCGCCGCCCGCGCCGGCCGAGGAGACCAGCGTTACGTAGCGGAAGCCATTGGTGCGGTCGATCTGATTGGCGTTGAACTCGATGGTCAGCCACTTGTTATCATCGTCGGCTGCTACCAACTGCGACGCGCCGGTGACCACCTTGATCGAGGCCGTCTCCGTGGCGGAAGTGTCCTGGTAGACCTGCAGCGTGGTGGCGGTATTCAGCGTGCCGACCTTGACCAGGAAAACCGCGTGATCGATCCCGGCCAGGTCGATGAACGACGCGCTGGCCGGCATCCGGTCGGCGGCGCTCACCGCCGTGTTGAAATTGTTGCACCCGATGGATACAACCTCGTTTTCGAACAGAAATCCAGACATAGTAGATCCTTCCTTTTCCCCCCTCCCCTGTCCGTTCTATGGACGGGGGAGGGGCAGGGGTGGGGGTGAGAAAAATTAGCCCAGCTTCACGCGCACGAACGCCTCTTCCAGCACCGGCATCCCGTCGCTTTCCAGCCGCCCGATGATGCCGATCTGGTTGGTGGCCGCGTACAGCTCCACCAGGCGCTGCAACTCCAGGCTCATGCTGTCGGCGATCCAGTAGAAGCTGAAATCGCCCAGCACGCCCACGTATTGCCCGGTGGTGAGGGTGTTGGGGGCGTATTCGCTCATGAAAACCGGGATGTTCAGGATGCGGTCCGGCTCGCCGGCGCGCACGCTCTCGCGCCAGATATACTGGCCGTTGCCGTCCACCAATTTCGCGATTTCCTTGACGCAATCGCGGTGGAACAGCCATTTGGCCTTGGGCCAGTACTGCGTCTTGAGCGTGTACTTGGCGTTGGTCAGACCGTCGAAGGTGGGGTAGGTGGCGGCGTTGCCGGTGGCCATGTCGCGCCCGGTGGAAATGCCATCCGCCGAGGCGGTGAACATGCCCAAGGGCCGCCCCACACCGGAGCCGGTGAGATAGTTGCTCTCCATGGTCACGCCGAATTTGTACCCCAGGCGGTCGTTGACGAGCTGCTCCACCGAGGGCACCTTGGCCAGCAGTTTGCGGCTGATTTTGATGTACTTGGCCAGCGGATGCGGGTGCAGCTCGCGCTTGCCCAGGGCCATCGTGCTGTCTTCGCTGCCGATGGCCAGCTCGCTGGTCCAGGTGGGGTCGGCCGGGTCGGCATCGAGCGAGACCGCTCCCAGCCCGTCGGCGCTGGGCACTGCGAAGACGGTGGCCCACTGGCGGATATAGACCAGATTATCCACCGCCTGGATCAGCCGGTCGGCCATCTGTAGCGGCATGATCAGGTAGCCGCCCAGGATGTCGCTATCGGCTTGCAGGGCGCGCGCCTCCTGGCGCTCGGCGCTCCATTGGCGCAACGTGCGCCGGAAGCTGGCCCGGTAGGCATCGGCCGCGTACGGGAAGAGCTGCGCCCACAGCGGCTCA